GTATATCAGCTAGTGCTTTCAATCTCAAACAGTTTGGTGCTGATTTTGAAGTTGATTTTGGCACCACAGCAACTGGTAATGTTTTAACAGATGCTATACTAAATTTAAATATCGAATCTGGCTTTACAGGGCAAGGTGCTAAACTAGTAAGTGCTGATGCAAATATTAACACTATTACAAGCATCAGCATAAAAGGATTTATTGTTAATCTTGTTCAATATGTATACTACATACCAGTTGAAACTAGAGTAAATACTATCAGCAGTGAGACTAGATCACACTCTGTTAGACCAGAAACAAGAGCGCATAGCGTCGATATCGAAACAAGATCGCAAACTATCCGAACAGAGGATAGGATACATGAAGTAAAAGGAACATAAAAATGGCAATCAACAGAGGTGGTTTCTTACAAACCAATACAGGACTAGAAATAGACAAAGATACGCAAGCAGAACTGACATACACTTTTGAATGGTCGGATTGGCTAGAAACAGGTGATGGTGTTGCCAGTGTTGAATATAGTGTTACTGCTAGACGCAATGATCCAACTGCTGTAACAATTAGTAGTAGTGGTGTTAATGGTACAAAAACTTATGCTGTACTAGCAGGTGGACAAGCAGAAAAGGTATACATTGTAACTGCAAAAGTTACTACAACAGATGGTTTGGTTGACAGAAGAGCATTTAGAGTAAATGTAAAAGATCGTCAGGCTTAACCAATGGATATGGAAACGAGAATGGCATTGGTAGAACAAAATTATCAAAACTTGGAAAAGCGCATTGACAAAGTTGAAGAGAAAATTGATGACATCAAAGAACAGATGACCAACAGTCAAGGTGCATTGATCAAAGTTATTATAGGCACAACTGGCACAATACTTGTTGCTCTAATATCCACAATTGGAGTCATACTCACACAAACCTAGTAAGTATTTGCATGAGCGGCAAAGCAATCAAATATGAACCTCTACATCTAAAAAAAGTTGAATGCGAACACATCGCTGACTGTGACGATTGTGGTGCGACTGATGTACTAAACAGGCGTGTTCAACATGTACTCAATTCAACACCATTTCCACATTGGCGAAACAAATGTAATTGTGGCAGATATAAAAATCCAATAACTGGCGAGTGGCTTGAAATAAGTTGTTTTGCGCTAACCAAATTAATCAGGCAGCAAGCAAAATCAACCAATAATTTACTAGATTTTCAAGAGAAAGATAAATAGTATTGTAGCAGTAGACTTTCTCAAGGCTGTCACTTTGGGTCCGTTTGTTATAATGCCATTTAACATCTCCGGTCTACTGTTACAACTTTAATAGTTCGGACAAACTATTAGACTCCTTAAGACGATACCCTCTACTGTGCTTCCATAGTAGAGGGTTTTCTGTTATAAAATGGCGTTAAATCATCAACCTTGTCGTTAGGGCCCTAACGGCGTGTCATACGGGGCCGTTTGAGCCGGTTACAGCAATTCATCTACACTAGCCATATCATAGCCGCGATATGCTTGTCGTGAATATATAATGCGATTTATCTGTTTGTAATCTTCTTTGGTTAGCCACTGAATGTGCTTGTCGCAATCTCTACAACGCAATTCACCATAGTGGTGTGAATTATAGATTCTTACAGTTTTAATTTCATGCGAGTCGTGTTTTCTTAATTTTGTTATTGCCATTTGTTTTCTCCTATTTGTAATTTGCTTTTTTACCCAAGCGTCTTCTTTCTGCTGCTGTTATGGGTCTCTGTCTTGTATCATAAGCAGGATTGATCCAAAGATATTGTCCAACCACACCTGATCGCCTTTGCTTTTCAGTTATGTAAGCATCATCGATTATTTCATCTTCGATTTGTAAATCATATATCATAGCAGTAAATCTATAACACTTCAAATCGTTGTCAAACCACGCAGCACCATAACAATCTGGCTCAACAGTGAAACTTTGTTTTACATTTTTTCTGCCGCCTGTTTTTTCATGAAACTTGCCCAACAATGGTAATAGGCTGTACTTGTGTTTTACAAACTTTCTAATTGCTATCCAAAAATCACTGGCTTGTTCAGGGTCTGGTGCGTGTTTGACAAAGTTGCTTTTTTTAGGTGTTTTTTGTAGCGGAGCAATAAATTCAACTGAATCACCATCAGTCATATTCAGCCTACATTTTAATTTGTAGTTGCCTGAATCGTTTTTGAAAAGTTGCCAAACTGATCTTTTTGTGTTGTGAGGTCCAAAAGCCGCTCTCTCAAAACCACTCTCAGAATCAAGAAGTTCTTGCCCCTTGACTGGAGTATCTAATTGAGACGAAGTCTCTGTATTGACTTGGCCAAGAGACATTGTGCTGGCACAATTTTGTTCTTGTATGTTATTGTTTGTTATTTTTATGTTATCTATGTTATATAATAGTATATGCTCTTTTTCATCTTTAACAAAAGTTTTTGATTTGTTCGGTACAGGCAAACCAGCACGAGCAAATATCTCATCACTTGAAAGTGTTGTGTTGTGTTTGTTTTTTGCCATTTTGTTTCTCCTTATTAACAATAGTATTTATCAAAGTATAACAAAAACGGTGTCAAATGTCAACCAAAAATACACCCGCTGACAGCATCACGCATTGCCAACGGGTGTTCTTCAATTTAGTCTAACAATCTGAGCACACAACTAGCAATCGTGTGCTTGAATTAAATATAACATATTCAAAGACTTGTGTCAACCTGTTTCTAACTGGTTTTTTTGTTATTAGATAAATAATATTATGAAAAAGACAGGACCAAAACCCAAGCAACTCATAGAAGGCACAATACTAGGCAAAGCGGTAGGCCGCGACAAAACTGTTGTGCCTCCTGATCAAGTCTATGAATTAAGTGCTATTGGTTGCGACGATAGAGAAATAGCAAGGTTCTTTGGAGTCAAAGAAGACACCTTGAGATACAACTTTGCGGACGAACTGACAAAAGGCAGAGCGTTTGTGAAGATTAGATTGCGCAGGGCAATGTTTAAGAATGCTTGCGATCATATGAATGCTGCAACACAGATATTCCTAGCCAAGAATGTGCTGGGCATGACTGACCAAGCAGTAGCCAGTGAAGCAAACGCACCATTGCCTTGGAATGAAAATACAAAGGAAGATACAGATGAAACAGATACAACCGAATCTTTGGATCAATCAACACAAAGCTGATACACCACCCAACTACTGGGTAGGACAACCGCCTAACTTGGAAGGTCCATATGACAGCATTGAATCAGCACTAGGTGAAACACCAACTGAAGACAGCACACGAATAGTACAAGCGGAGGCAGTAGTTAAACCTGTGGAATAATGCACTTCAACTATACATCAACAATAATAATGGAACCAAGACCAGGCACAAGTTACTCAACTGTATATTACAGGCAACAACCTGAACACAGAGAGCAGTTAGCAGAATATATCAAACTGTGTATAGAACAAATAGTGCGAGCACTGAGCGCAGACAAAGACGCAGCTGGTTGGGCAACAACACCTCTCAAAGGCTTCAAGAGAATAGGCAAACCCAATAGATCGCCCAGCGACATACTAGAAGAAATGCTAGATGAAGTAGATGGCAAAAGGCGCAATGGCACACCCAAAGACTTTGCTAAAGCACCAATAGATAGATGGAACAAATTGTTTAGTAACACAGACTACACAATACAAATGGTAAAGCATAAATGACATACAAACCCAAGTATATACCCAAGAATTTAGGCAAGCCCAAGGGCAGCTCAGGCAAAGGTAAGAAAGTAAATCCCGACAATTGGACAGGCGAATATTTGATCAAAAGAGACAAGTATTATGCTTATTTGAAACACCGAGCACAAGCAAAATACAGAAATGAAGAATACTACTTGACTTGGAAAGAATGGGAAACTTTGTGGACAGATGAACTGTGGCACAAACGAGGTAGAAAGATTAGTAATTTGTGTTTGACAAGACCAAATTTTTCTGGACCATGGTGTGTTACCAATGTAGAGGTTGCTACTAGACGCAAACACTTCGATTACAAAAAAGGATTAAAAGATTGAATTTTGAAATATTAGTTGGTGACAACAGAGACACGCTCAAAACACTAGATGACAACAGTGTAGACGCAATAGTTACAGATCCACCATATGGTATAGACTTCTTAGGCAAGTCGTGGGATGCCAACACAGGAGCAGTAGAAACTTATACAGAATGTTTGAGAGTTCTAAAACCAGGTGGTCATATATTAGCGTTTAGTGCAGCAAGAACTTACCATCATCTTGCAGTTACACTAGAACAAGCAGGCTTTGAAATCCGTGATCAACTTATGTGGCTGTATTCAAGTGGATTTCCTAAAGCACAGGACATTGGCAAGGCAATAGATAAGAGATTAGGACACAAAGACGACACGGTGTTAGTTGCTCCTACATTTGGCACTAATGGTGAAAAGATAGTAAAGAATAGTGCTGATGGACAATTGCGATGCCCTGTTTGTAAAAAAACCAGTGAGCAAAGATATCATTGTGGCAAAGGTGATGATTGTGGGATGGTTTTTAAACCACAAACACCAGAAGCACAAAAGTGGGCAGGTTGGAAGACAGCACTAAAGCCAGCACACGAACCTATCTGTATGGCTCGCAAACCGTTTAAAGGTAGCACCATAGACAATGTGTTGACTCACGGTGTTGGTGCTCTAAATATAGATGCTACTCGCATTGATAATCTAACTGATGTAGAAAAGAACTGGACACCACAAAGACAACACGCACAATCAAGCATTGACCTAGGTGGTGCCAAACCTGGAGATATCCAGAGTATGTACAATGACGCAGGCAGATTCCCCAGCAATGTCATAGGTGAAGTTGAAGGTTATCAAAAGTTCTTTTACTGTCCTAAAGTAAATCGCAAGGAAAGACATTGTGGTTTTGAACAGAAGGATATTCCAGGGATAGGTGGTGGCAATCAAATGGCACAGCTACCAGGAGACAAAAACAGCAAACTAAAAGCAGTTGAAAAAGCATCAGCAGGAGTAGGCAACAATCACCCCACAGTAAAACCTGTAGAACTTATGAAGTATCTTATCAAGTTGGTAACACCGCCAAATTCAACAGTGTTGGATCCTTTTAACGGATCAGGATCAACAGGCATGGCAGCAGTTGAACTTGGACACACTTATATTGGCTGTGAGTTGGACCCCAACTATGTAGACATTGCAACTCGAAGAATAACTGCTTGGAACACACACGAACTAGATAACACATTCAGCGAGTTATTTGATTATGATTGATCCTCAATTTGATCCATATCAAGACTTATTAGATACCATAAACAATGTTAATCAACAAGCGCAACTACTACAGCGCCTTGTTGAGTGTAACAACAATCTTGCAAAAGAAAATCAACAACTTCACATACTGTACAAACAGATGAGACAAAGAATAGACAGACTGGAACACGCTTTTGATACTCAGCAAGCCGCAGCAGACCATCGCCCAAGACGATAGCAGATTCAAAGTAGTAGTTGCTGGTAGACGCTTTGGCAAAACTAGACTGGCACTAAGAGAACTTTGTTATCACGCACGGCACCCCAACAAAGATGTATTCTACATCACCAGCAGCTATAGAGCAGCTAAAATGATTCTTTGGAAGCCACTCAAAGAACAGTTGCTGGACCTCAAGTGGGTAAAGAAAATAAATGAATCAGAACTTAGTATACTGTTGAAGAACGGCAGCACCATAGCACTCAAAGGCGCAGAAAACAAAGACAGTTTGCGTGGTGTAAGTCTCAGCTATTGTGTAATAGACGAAGCAGCAGATTGTGATCCTGATTTGTTTCCTGAGATTGTGCGTCCAGCACTAGCAGACCAATTAGGTGGTTGTATGTTTATTGGCACACCCAAAGGCAAAGGCAACTACTTCTATGAACTATACGCAGCAGCAAAAAGTATACCCAATTGGAACACTTGGCAGTATACAACTATACAAGGAGGGTGGGTAGATGAAGCTGAAGTTGAAGCAGCACGATCAGACATGTCCGAGCGACAGTTCAAGCAAGAGTTTATGGCAACATTTGAAACATATGAAAACCGCATTGCTTGGAGCTTTGAAAGAGATCACAATGTTAGAACGCCACCCGTTGATTTGGACAGTAGAATTATACACTGTGGCATGGATTTCAATGTTAGTCCTCTTACTGCTACGATAGGTATTCAGCGTGATCAAACCATGTATATTGTAGATGAAATAAGAATACACAGTAGTAACACAGACGAAGTAGTAGAAGAAATCCGTCGCAGATATCCCAGCAGCAAGGTGTTTGTTTATCCTGACCCTAGTGGCAGTCGTCGTCAAACCTCCAGTAGTGGACGCAGTGATCACATCATACTCAGCAACGCAGGCTTTGTGGTAAAGGCACCACGCAAACATGATCCTGTGAGAGATAGAATAAACGCAACCAATGCTAGACTGTGTGATGCTAATGGCAATCGAAACATTTATATTTCACCAAACTGCAAGCATCTTATAGACAGCCTAGACAAATACACCTACAAAGAGAACACACAGATACCAGACAAAGACTCAGGATATGATCACATGTTTGATGCGTTCTCATATTGTATAGCATACATGTGGCCAATACGCAAACCTGTACAAGTACAGCAACCGCAAAGATGGACACATAAAATAGCAGTTTGAACCGTGAAAATTAATAATAGTATAAATAACAGTATCCGGATACAAAAAAAGACATATAAAGGGGCCCTTTATGGATCAAGCAGAATATATTGATAACGCTGTGGCCAAGTTTCTCTCAGGAAACAGTACATACAGCAGTTACAATGATCAATGGCAATATCTATACGAAAGTTATCTAGGTGGCGAAGAATATAGAAATGCGCAACACCTTGTAAGATACAGCCTAGAAAACTCAAGCGAGTATGGACAAAGATTAAGAAACGCAGTTCTACAAAACCACTGTGCCAGTGTTATTAGTGTGTACACAAGTTTCTTATTCAAAAATCCCCCAGATAGAACCTGGGAAAACTTTGAAAGCATGCCAGAGATTGAAGCATTCATCAAAGACGCAGACAAAGATGGCAGAAGCTTCAACAACTTTATGAAAGACTGTAGTGCATACGCTAGTGTGTTTGGTCATGTATGGTGTGTAGT